GCAAATAACCCATTAGGTTATGCATTGTTCAATACATACTTTGCTCCAGTGTTGAGCAAACCAAATTTTACCACAATAGAAAGTATCTTTGGCGAAAATGACACAGGCGTGTCAGGATATGTTGCTGATGCAGGCAGTGGAACAGGCAGTGTAACATTTACTATTGCCGAAGACACTACAACAGAAGGTAGCGAAAGTCTTGTGTTCACACTTGCTGATACAGATAGCAATGGCGACACTACCGGCGGATTAAGTCAAACAATTACTATTAATGATACAAGTGTTGCACCTGTTGTAACTTATGCCCTTTCTTCTAGTGCAGATACAGTTAATGAAGGTAGTACATTTACAATTACGCTTTCAACTTCTAATGTTGCAAATGGTACAAATGTTGCTTATACAATTACAGGTGTATCTAGTGCAGACATCAACAATGCAAATTTAACTGGTGCATTTAATATACAAAATAACACAAGTCAATTAGTGCTTCAAACAACAGCAGATCTTACTACTGAAGGTAATGAAATTTTAAATCTTGCTCTTGATAATGATGAAGATAATGTAAATGTTACTATAACAGATTCGAGCCAAGGATCAGGAAACAGTTACAGTGCGTCAGTTACTGCACCAAGTAGTGCTTATTACTCAATATCAACTGGTAATGATAGAAACGGGCCTGTATCAGGAAATAATGCTAGTTTTGCAGTAAATGATGGAGATATTATTACATTTAATGTCAGCGTTTCTGGACATCCGTTTTATATTAAAACTACTCCAGGCACAGGCACAGGAAACCAAGCATCAGGTGTGTCCGGACAAGGTAACACCAGTGGTACAGTTATATTAAATACTACTGGGTACACAGGACAGACTTTATACTATCAGTGCAGTTTACACAGCGGAATGTACGGAGCCATCACAATTACATAATATGGTAAATAGTATAAGATAATAGGAAAAATAGAATGGCAAGAACCAGAGTCACAGAATTTAAATTTACACCAGGCATATCATATACAGGTAACAAGTATCCTAATGCTTGGGCACTTTTTGATGCTAACACCAATTTTATGAAGGCAGAAATTAGAGCATTTATTAATGCAAAAGTTATCGAAGGAATCGGTGACTGGAATGGTTACACATTTGATAGCGATAAATGTGATCGTGATGTAGGTTATGTTATTGATGCATATCAAAATGACTTACGTTATGGCGGAAATGAAAAAACTGTTAGTGTTGTTACCAAATATTGGGACGGAGATACTCCACAGGTTGACGGTTCTAGAACTCCAGAAATCGAAACTCACACATTTTTAAGAAATTTAATTCTTAATAATATTTTACTTCAAACAGCACAATCTACACCATATCAAGGCGCCATTCCTCAAGTAACATCAGGCTCTGCACCAGAATCAGGTGCAGATACACGTCTACAAACTCTTGCAAATATTACTATTAATGTTATTACTTCAGGATTAGGACAAATGCCTGATACCGAGTACAACGAATATTCTCGTATTAGGATTCCAAGTCGTGTGTTACTAGAAGATATTCTGCTTATCTCTAACGTTACTAGAGGTAAAGTACTTTATAATTTTACAGATACAGGATTACTTGCTGATAGTGAATATATCAAATTTGACAGAGCAGACAGAGATTTTCAACAATTAGATTTTGAGCACGATAGAGATTTTTACAATTATCTACAAAACAGTGATTATGTAACAACGTTAAAATTATATGCTGATACTTCAACTGATCAAGCAACTGATAATTTACAAATCTTTGTTGATAAACCAGAACAAACTGTACGACCATACGATTTTGGTACTGATGCTATTGAACGTCACAGAGTTGGTAATCCTTTATCAATGCTTGACGCTGACTTTGAGTATGGCCTACAGCCTACTAAATGGCAAGCCATTGGTATGTTACGAGGATATCCTTCTATATATGAAATTCCAGGAACTGATACCACAATATCAAATGTTACTTCAGACGTGTCAGCAGGTACAAACGGAGTTGGTCAATCATTAATTACAGTAACCACACTAGGACCACATGGATTCGATATTGGTACTCCTGTTACTGTTAAAGGTTTAGAACCTAGCATAAAAGGTGCCCAAAGAGCAGAAGGCTCATTTATTATTACAGGAGTTCCTACTGAAAGCACATTTACATATTACGCAAAATCAAAAGTTGGTGTAACTAACCCAGAGATATTATACACTCCGTATGTACAAGTAAGACAAGGTGGATTTTACACCGGTGCTAACATTTCAGAAGCACCAACATTTACTGTTACATCAAACGGGAGTCAGGGTAGTTTTACACTAGCACTAGGAACACCGAGTGGCCAATCAAGATTGCCATTCTATGGTACTGTTCCAGAACTAGGTGCACCACTTGATGATCAAGGATCTGCATTTATTCCAGCCGGCTCTCAGGTTACTGGTGTTGTTGGAACAGGCGGAAATCCTTTATTAACTTTAAATGTATCGGAAGATGCTCCTGCAGGAAGTAGCACTATCACAGTAGCAGACACAACTGGTGTTTTACAAAACATGGCAATTGATGATGGCGGTAATGCAAACTTTATTCAAACAGTTGCTGGACAACAGATTACACTGTTAAACGGAACCGGAGACGAACTATCTGGTGATAATGTTGATTACACAGGAGTTGAAGGTAACAATGTAAGTCCACAAGGTACAGGAGCAAGTTTTGATGTAACACTAACCAATGGTACTTACAATGTTGTAGGTAATGCTCCAGGTAGTGGATATGAAATTGGTGATTATATTATAATCGACGGTAGTTCAGTTGGCGGCCAAAGTGGTACACACGATATTGAAATACGTGTAACTGATTCTGATACTCCAGGACAAGTTATTACTTTTGTTTTTAGTGGAACAGGTTTTGACGGTGTTGCACAGTATACAAATTTAGGTGGTACTACACTAGGTGGTAATGGTACGGGTGCGGCATTTAATATTACAAAAAATGGTGTAAACTATACAGTTGAAATATTCAGTCCAAACGCTTCGACTGATTATAGAGTAGGTGATAGAATTAATGTTCTAGGTTCTTTACTTGGTGGTCTTGATAGTACACATGACTGTTTGATTACTGTAGATAGCGTAGATAGTTTTGGTAACATTCTAACTATTACATCAAGTGGTAGTAGCACAGACGCAAACGTAAACTATACTGGTTTAACATACACAACATTAGGCTCAGGTACACTTGCAGGCGTTGACGTATTAAAAGACGCAACAACATATACCGTCACACTACAAGACGGCGGTGTAAACTTTGCTACTACAGATACACTTACAATTAGTGGTGATCAATTAGGAGGTACAAGTCCTACTAACGATTTAACATTAACTGTTACTGCTGTTGATGTCAATGGTACTATTACTGCTTTTACAGATTCAGGTACAGGTTTAAACAGTCAAACTTATGAAAGTATCGGTGGTACAAACTTAGTTGGTACTGGAGCAATTTTTAACATTTCAACTAGTGGCGGAAACTATACCGGAACAGTAGTTGACGGTGGTGAAGGTTATGCAACAGGTGATGAGATTGTAATTCTTGGTAGTGACCTAGGTGGCACTAGTCCAGATAATGATGCTACTATGACAGTCACAGGTGCTGTTGATAGTATTGGTGGTATTATTAATGTTACCGGTAGTGGTAGTGCTGTTTCAGGTAATGGATCGTTTACTGGAGTTGAAGGATTTAATGAATCACCAAGTGGTAATGGTGCAAGTTTTGATATTAATAGAAACAATGGGATTTATACAATTAGTGCTATTGCAACGCCGGGAACGGGATACAAAGTAGGAAATAGAATTGCTATTTCTGGGCAAAATTTAGGTGGTCAGTCACCTGCTAACGACTTAATTGTTTCTATAGATACAGTAGGTGCAAGTGGAGATATTGTTGATTCTACAGGAACAGGTAGTGCGACGCAAGGCAGTACACTAACTGTTTACAGCACAGTATCTATGTCAGAAAGCACAACAGGATTATTGCCACAAGGCACAACAATCGACTTTGATGCACTTGCAACAATTAGTGTATCATTTGGTAGTCCACACGGATTAGTACCAGGGTCAACATTTATTGTTAGTGTTGCTTCTGACAACGGAACAAACAATCACTATCTAGCGGCAGGATCATTTATAGCAACATCTGTAAGTGCTTTAGATCAAATATCATATCAAGCATTATCAGTAGGTAATATTTCAACTGGTACAAACAATGATGAACCTATACAAGGTACAGTTTATCCAAGACCAGATGCATTCTTTATTCATAGACCGTTTGACGGAGGTGTACAGTTAGGTACCGGTTCACCAGTTCATGGTGCACAAGCAATACGTCAAAGTAAAAAATATATTAGATATCAGTCAGGTAAAGGTATTATGTACACAACTGGTGCTTTGTTTGCACCAAGTTACGACTTATTAAGCATTACAGCAAGTGGTATAGCAGTTAATAGTGTTATTACAGTAACCACTGATGACGTAGATCACGGACTACAAGTTGGTGCTGGTATTAGATTAAAAGGTATTGTTACACCTGGGTATGACGGAAATTATAGTGTAGATAGTATAATTGATGAACGTCAATTTACTGTAAGAGCAAAATATATTTTAGGCGCCACTACTGCAACACTTACAGATAACCCACAGGTACAAACACGTACATGGCACGGGTCTGTGGTAAGAGCAGGTACATATGATGATCAAAATGGTATTTTCTTTGAATACAACGGAAAAAATTTATATTGTGTACAACGTAGTGCAACTTTCCAATTATCAGGAACTTGTACAGCCTATAGAGATCAAAACGAAATTACAGGCACTAACACAAGATTTCAAGATCAATTAAGTGTCGGTGACAGAATTGTTATACGTGGTATGACCCATGTTGTTACAAAAGTTAATAACCAATCTAGTATCAATGTAGCACCTGACTTTAGAGGAGTTACTGATATTAGTGGTGCTAAGATGGCTAAGGTTGTAGATAAAAAAGCAAAACAAGGTCAGTGGAACAGAGACAACTGTGACGGAACTGGTAAATCAGGTTATGACTTAGATGTTACATACATGCAGATGATTGGAATTCAATATTCATGGTATGGTGCTGGATTTATTGATTATATGTTTAGAGGAAGTAATGGTGATTTTATAATGGCACATAGAATGCGTAACTCAAACATCAATACAGAAGCATACATGCGTACTGGTAACCAACCTGTACGTTACGAAGTTATTAATGAAAGTGCTATTGGTAAATTATCAAGTAATGTCGGCATATCGGATACAGAATTACTTCTCGAAGATACAACAGATTTTCCAGAAGATGGTGGAACAATTTACGTTGATAACGAATTAATAACCTATACTGGAATTACAGGAAAGACACTTACAGGCTGTACACGTGGAGCACCGTTGCAACAATTTGCTTCAGGTGCAACAAGATCATATACAGCAGGACCTGCGGCATCACACGCGGCCAAAACCGGACTGGTACTTGTAAGTAATACAACTACTCCAATTATTCAACACTGGGGTTCATCATTTATTACAGACGGTGGATTTGATTCAGATAGAGGTTTCTTATTCTCATACGCGGCGACAGGTGTTTCATTTGGTACTACACCATTTACATCATTCCTAATTAGACTTGCACCAAGTGTTAGTAATGCACTTGTAGGTGATTTAGGTGAAAGAGAATTAATTAATAGAGCACAGTTACTACTAGAAGGTTTGGAAATTACCACAGAACCTAATGCCGGTGGGCAAACAGGTAACATTGTTGTAACAGGAGTTTTAAACCCACAAAACTATCCTGCTAACCCAGACGATATTGGCTGGCAAGGATTAACAGGTGTTGCACAAGGTGGTCAGCCAAGTTTCGCACAGATTGCACCAGGTGGATCGGTTAACTGGAACTCAGGTGCGGTTACAATAACAAGAGCCGCAACTACACTTGCACCAATTACAGAAACGGTTGTTGCTATTGATAGAGGATACAGATCTAATAACGATTATTGGGATAATACTATTAGAGCAGGTAGAAATTTATTCTTTGTTACAGAAGCATTTTATCAGGCAAATTCAGGTTTATTTGAATTAGGTACAGAGGTTGGTGATAACGTAAACTTTTCAGCAGGAACAACAATTACACAAGTTGGAACTTGGACAACAGGTAGTAATGGTTCAGGAACACTAAGACCAATTTATGTTTCAAGTAACGGTTTAAGAAACGTAACAGTTGGTAATATTAACTTAACATTTACAAAAACATTTAAAAATCCACCGACTTCAGAAATTTGGTTTACAAAAGCAAGTTGGGAAGCGGCGGGTGCTACCCAAGGTACATCAGTTGCATCAAGTGAAACTAGATTTCCTGCAAATACATCAGTATCAAGTGTATCATTAGAAAGTTATGGTTCAACAGAATACTATAAAGTACAGTTTTCTCAGAGTACTGATTCTAGTACACTTACCAAAGGTACAGATATAATAACCTTTGACTTTACACAACCACCGTTTGCACAACCAGGCGAAACTATCTTTGGTTTTGTTGCTAGACCAGGCGAAAGATCTACACTAGATCTATCATTCATCAAAGAATTAACTAATACCACACTTGGTGGTAGAGGTACATTTCCAAATGGTCCAGATGTGTTAGCACTAAACGTGTATAAAACATCCGGTACTGACGTTACAGGGGAAATTATTCTACGTTGGTCAGAGGCACAAGCATAATGGAAATCACAGCAGATCTAATTAGAGCAATGAACGAAACATCTTGGGTAGATGGTATCGGTACTATTGTTGTGCTATTGATTGGATATGCGGCTTACCGCTATATTAAAAAGAAAACTAAGTAGTTTTATCTTCTTTTTGTGAATCACCAGGAATAATTCTATAATTATCTTCCACGCTGTCTGGTGTACTTACTTCTGTAAGACTAGAGTTATCTTCTAATGCTTCTAATTGATGTGGCATCAATGGAGGATTACGCCAAACATCTCCTGGTCCTAATTCTTTTGTAAACATTACTGCTTTTGCTGTATCTACATAACGAAGTAAAAATTTACCATTGTTAATAAACCAAGTTTCATCTTTTTCTTTGTGAAAATGCATTGAAAACTTTGCACCTTTCTTTTCAAAGAAAAGTATTTTTCCGCAGTATTTGTCATTGGTAGCAAAGATTAGTTCATATCCCCAACCTTTATCTACTTTTCCACTTAGTCTATTAGTAGGCATTAATGTATTCCTTAACTGTCATATATTCTTCTATTTTACAATGTTTATTTAAATTTGTCAAGTCTGCACAAGTATATTTTTGATATTGTCCTTTTAATTTTTCTGGCATAGGAATAGTTTCAATAGTTGCTCCAAACTTATTAGCAATAGTGTCAGCAACACTTTGGAAACTTGTAGTTGTTCCTGTGCCCACATTAAATATTCCGCTAGTATCTTGTGAAAGCATTTTTTCGTGTACTCTACATACATCACTTACACAAATGAAATCTCTAACATAGTTTTCGCTGTTTTCAAAAACTTTTATCACTTTATCTTTTTTGGCTTGGTTAGTAAACTTATGTACAGGACTTGCTTGATCGCCTTTGTGTTCTTCTTTTGGCCCATATACATTAAAGTACCTAAACACTTGAATGTTCATGTTAAACTCTTTATTGTAGATACCTGCTTCGATTAAAAATCTATCAATAAGATACTTGCTCCATGCATAAGGACTTTGGGGCAAACATTTACTATCTTCTTTGTATCCATCTAACCCCGGACCGTATACACTAGCAGAACTTGCTATTTGCATGTTAACACCAAATTTATCACATATTTGAATTAGATTCATTGTGAATTCATAATTTTGTTTAAGCACTTTCTCTACATCTGTTTCTGTTGTAGAACTAATAGCACCTAGGTGTATTACCCAATCAAATTTTTCTGGATTAGGTAAAACATCAGGACCTTTCCAATCAAATCCTTCAACATTATGTCCACAGTCAACTAGATAAAATGCTAGATTTTGACCGATAAATCCAGCGTCTCCTGTCATTAATATATTCATGTAGCAAAGTCCACCATAAAACTTCTTCTAGGCTCTTTAGCAGGATATACTCCATGCCATACGTCCCAGTTCATTAAAATTAATTTGCCTGGTTCAGGCTTAAATGTTCTATGAACATCATCATATATAGTATACATTAAACCGTTTAGTGTTGTCAACTTATCTTCTTCAGGTTGTGTATCGAAATATAAAATTGTAGCAACACTATCTTGATTGTGTCTATGTAGTGTTTGATATCCGAAATCTCTATAATATACACCCCAGATGTTTAATATCTTTCCAAAATTCCAGTTAGGTATAATACTTTGTATTGCTTTATTATAATCTTCTTTTATTTTTGAATCAAATGCATTAGGTATACCTGGTTGTCCAATATCAAACCCTACGGTAGTACTATCTGTATTGTAATTTTCTTTGTTCTTTTCAGACCATTCATTATAAATTTCTTCGTAGTCTTTCCAATTAGGCAAATAGGCTTCAACAATCATTCTTTGATCCTTCCTATAATATCTGTTGTGCTATGACCTTGAATTGTAGGAAATATTTTCACTTCTGCTAATTCATGACCAACTGTTGTTTCTCTAGTATAGTCACCACCTTTTACAATAATATCGGGTCTAATATTTTCTAAAACTTTTTGAGGTGTGTCTTCTGAAAATACAACAACTTCATCTACCCAAGGTAGCATTTCTAATTGACGTTTTCGTGTTATAAAGTCATTTACAGGTCGTCCTTCGCCTTTTAAACGTCTTACACTTTCGTCATCATTAATACCTACAATTAGTTTTTGTCCTAAATTTTTAGCATATTTTAGTAGTTCTAAATGTCCTGGGTGTAGTATATCAAATACACCATTAGTCCATACAACGCCTCTATACAAATCTTCAAAACTTACAGGATGTACTCCTCTTTTTTCAACATTTCTAGCACTTGCATAACAGGCCAATTTACAACTATCTTGTATATTCATATTTTTAATAACATGACCGTATACTAAAACTGCTAAAAAAGTATCACCTGCACCAGTAACATCTGCAACTTCTCTAACATCTTCTTTAAAATGCCAATGATCTTTTTTGTTTATAACATGCACACCGTTTGCACCATCAGTAACAACTAACCATTCCCAGTTAAATTGAACCAAATATTGCTTTGCTTTTGCAACATCAAACTCTCCAAACCAACTGTTATATTCGGACATATTAGGTTTTACTAAAAAACAATCCTTATACATCTGTGGCATTTGTTTCGGATCTACAAACACTTTTACATCTTTTAAACTGTTCATAAGTTCTAGATCAATAACACCTTTATTGTAATCACTTACTACAACTACATCATCATTATTAACATTAAGTGATTTCTTTGTGTCACCTTGATAGTGCGTTTCTCTATCCCAACGTAGAATATGTTGACCACCTTGACCTACAAGTCTAGTTTTTGTTGTTGTTAATTCATTATCAAATGAAACATTGCTAGATAATGTGTTACAGTCTTTTAGTAATTCAATAATTTTATAACCTTCTTTGTCACTACCTACTGCGCCATGTAAACTAACGTCTACGCTTAAATTTGCAAGGTTTAAAGCAAGGTTTCCTGCACCACCTACACTGTATTCTTGTGATTGTTCTTTTAATACAGGTACAGGAGCCTCAGGACTCATTCTATCTGCTGAGCCGAGAATCCAACGATCAAGCATTATATCGCCAATTACTTTAATCATAAACTTTTTACTATTTCTACTATTGTGTCAATCTTGGTTTGATTTACTTTATTTTGAAGGGTGTTACGTAATCCAACATGCAACGGTTTTGGATAATCTTTTGCTTTTGTCCAAGCATAACCGCTGTGTTCTTCGTTTAGTACAGGAATGAATTCTTTATCAACGATTACAACATACGTATGAAAAAAGAATTTTTGATCTTTGGATGTGAATAGTTCTAATGGAATAATTTTTTCAAATTTTGGAGTGTCACCGATTTCTTCTTTGATTTCTCGTTCGAGTGCTTTCCAAGGTGTTTCACCTTCTTCACTCATGCCGCCAACTAGGCCCCATTGGCCTGCTGTTTTATGTTTTGTTCTTTGTAGAAATAGAAATCTTCCGGTGCTTTTTGCAAAAAATAATGCACCACTACAAATTATATCTTTTACAGAACTAGTCTCCATTTATCTGCCTCGTATTCACCTTCAAAACTTTTCAGCCAAGATCCGTTCTCCCACTTGTACTGAATTCCAGTATATGTATTAGTTATGTACACTGTGTCTGGTGATGAAGCAGAATCGGCTCCGTCGTTTGAGCCACTTGCATCTAGTGTTTTTTCCCAACTATTACCATTCCAAGTAATAATATCGTTTTGGTTTGCTTTGAATATTGAACCATCAGCATTTTGCCAAGCATTAGCATTAGCATCAGAACTGTCGCCTTTTACATTTGGATTTATATCATTAAGTATCAAATATCTTGTTCCTGCTGTTATTGTGGTATAATCAGGTGCAAAAGTTGTAGGATCAATAATAGCATCTATAGTTCCTCTAGTGTTTGCACTGTCCACAAGTGCTGTATTTGCAGGTACAGTATCACTATCAATAGACAATACCATTTGTGTATCGTCTGTTGGGTTCAAACTAATTGTAGCAACCACTTCATTGCTGTCATTTTTTGTAAGTCTAATACTGCTTGTTCCAGCAGTAAACTTACCAGGATATTGATCTAGTAATTTAAACCAACTTATTGGATCGCCGGTTGTAGTAAATGTTCCAGTTTTATTTTCGTCTACACCTTCGTGTGCATGTAACAAACGTGCTGTGTTATTTAGAACTAGTAATTTATAATCTCCAGGTGACTTAACAACTGTTGCTGTTGGTATAGTTGCATCAATTAATCCGTCACTGATACTTCCACTTTCATCGAAAATATTCATAATAATTTTTTCAATAACACCAAGTTTTTTAACTTTAGCCGGAGGTGTAATCCATATAGGCATTGTAAATTCCATTTCGCCTATATCAATTTCTGTTTCAGTTCCTTGAGGAATACTTCTAGTTGAATAGTTTACACTTGCTAGTTCAATTAAACTAAGTGAAGTCCAATCAACATAATTGTTTGTTGTTTGTATTTCTAGTGCAGGATTATATAGAACAAGAATTTGTTCCATAATTTGTAATTTTTGATCTGTATTAGTTGACCAAATATCTGCTTTCATTCTTAGTGTAAATGGTACCGGCATTAATCTTTCAACTGTATTACCAACGCCTTGCAAGTCTTTATAAGTTCCTGTTGCATCATCATATTCTCTATGTCTAATATGAACTTTATCAACGTGTGTTGGACTTTGTACACGTTCTCTTGCATACTCTAACCCTGTAACATAACAAGCAATACGAGGCGCACTAATGACCTTGTTTTCTGAATTATCTCTTATAATGTGTGCTACCTGACGTGTTAAGTTTCCGTAACTGGTAGGCACTTTTCTTAAAGTACCGGCACTGTCTTTGTAACTAAAGTTACTAAATGCACGAATGAATTGTGTAACAAATCTTCTAATTTGTCCGTCGTAAAAATGTTCCATTAAGCGTCTGCCTCAGGTTTCAATGCAGTTGACAAAGGCTGTTTCTCTAGTTGAGTGTTGCCTTTTCTATTTGTATATGTTTCTGTATTGTTTGTAAATTCATTAACAACACTATTTTGTACAGTGTTAGTTAAACTCATTCTTGCACCATCTTCAACCTTAATCCAATGATTGCCGTCGTATCTAAACAGTCTATTAGGATAGTAATCTGTTCTTAAATGATATGCACCTTTATCAGGACTGCTAGGATAAGAAGTACCAAATGTGTACGGTGAACCGTTTGCTGGTAAACCATCTCCGCCACCATATGCAATATAATAGTTTCCGCTTGGTGTTTGTAAAGTTGGAGTGTTTGAACCGTCATCAACAATATCAACATCACCTGCTTTATCGGTTGGAACAACAAAATATTGATTTGTATCATATCCTGTTTTTGGTGCATCAGCCTCTGCTTGTGCAATTACTTGTTCGTTAATTTGCATTTCTTTTTCATATGTTGAAAGCACGTCACGTAAGTTCTTGCCTTCTTGACCACTTTCTTTATCAAAAATTTCTTTAAATTCTTGACTGTCTAGTATTGGTTTGCATTTTGCTCTTAGTAAATGTGGATACCAAGTTTGTGAAAAGCCTTCGCTAGGACGACTTATATCTTCAATTACATAAAAACGTTTTAGCGATACTTGAAAATCATTTAGTGCATAGTCATCTGCTAAGTGCGGTAATTCTAATACATCGCCACTCATAAGTTTTCTACCAATTGACTCAACACTTCTGTTTAGATGGAATGTAATAAACACAGTATCGTTTTGTAAAAACATTCCAAACTGTGATAAGTCAAAGTCTAAATCTTGTACATTGTAAATACCACGTAGAGTATAAACATCATCTGAATATTTTCTATCACGGTTTTCTAAAAATAATAAATCCTGTATTTTAGTCTCAGGAATATCGCTTACTCCTTTGGGTTGAGTTGGTGTACCTTTACTTGGCTCAACAGGACCCTCATATTTGTGAACAAATATGTCTGTTCCACCGATCTGAAATGCTTCATATACAGTCTTGTCTATAAAGCGATAATCAGCGGATTTCTCCGGTTTGTATAAACTTAATCTGGGCATAACAAATGTATTTATTGGAATGACGATCGAATAAATAAT